CATCTTGGGATCGCGGCTGGCCAGCCGGACGCCCGAGTGCATCAGGCTCTCGCGCGCCAGGTCGACGCACGACACGCCCCGGAACTCGCCGGGGTCGAGGTCGATCGTCTCCTTCCGCATCGCCGCCGCCTTGGCGACGATACCGGAAACACCCGCGCGGGTGAGCAGCCAGGCGGTGGCGCCGGCCATCCACTTCGCCTGCGCGTCGGCGGTGATGCGAATGGGCGTGTTGCCGATCATCTGCGCGTCACCGGCTTCCGCCAGCTTGTCGAGGATCTTGGCCTGGGCCTGGTCGACGGTGGTCGCCGAGCCGGTCAGCTCCTCGATGAAGTCGGCCGGCATCTTGTGCTTCATGGCCAGCGCCCGGATCGCGGTCACGCGGGTGCGCTCGGCGGCGACGGCGGCCGTAGCGCGCGCCTCCGCATCGGCGGCGGTAAGCGTCACCACCGCCGGGGCCGGGGGCACCGCGACGGCGAGCGCGCCCGTGGCGGGCAGCGCATCCTTGGCGTCGAGGGCGACCGCGGACTGCGCGATCTTGTCGATCTCGGCCTGGGTGCCGCCGTCGGTCTGAAACTTGGCGATTGCGGCAACCAACGCCGCCCGCGTCTTGTAGAAGTCCATGGTCATCTCCGGTGGACGTTGGGGGGAGCCGGGGGCCGGCTTCGGAAGGCCGAGCATCGCGGTCGCCGAGATGCGCGGGCTCTTGGGCGCCTTGCGGAACCCGAAGAGGTCGATGTTGCAGGCCGTCGCGGTCGAAGGACCGGCGATGCTGGTGCAGAACTTTTGGTCGAGCGCCTGCTGGGCGGTGAACCACGTCTCCGCCGTCAGCATGGTCATCAGGTCTTCGTCGGACAGGCCGGTCTGCTTGGCGTAGATCGACACGCACTGCGCGCAGAGCAGGTCGAGCTGATCGGCGGCCGCACGCAGCTCGCTCGACACGCCGTAGGCGGAGGTCGAGGGCAGATGGATCATCATGAGGGCGTTTTCCGCCATCACGATCTCGTCACCCGTCATGGCGATCACGGACGCCATGGAGGCGGCGATGCCGTCGATGTGGCAGGTCACCTTGTAGCCGGCCGCCTTCGCGCGATCGATCGCGGCAACGATCGCCAGTCCCTCCGTCACGAAGCCGCCGGGGCTGTTGATGCGAATGTCGAGATCTTCGGTGGCGTTGGTGATGTCGAGGACGACGGACTTGGCGTCGAGCCCGTCCCATTCGTCGCCGATCACGCCATAGAGCAGGATAGCAGCCATCAGGGCCTCACTTGTCCATCTGTTCGGGGGTCAGCGGGTCAACGGCGTTGCCCACCTGCGTCACGCGGCGGGGGTCGCAGTCGACCACCAGCCCGGCGTCATCGAACCGCTTCATGTCGGCCGCATATTCGGCCCAGAAGCTATCCGGGTCCTCGCCGCGCTCGCGCAGAACCTGGCTCGGCGTCTTCTGGAAGGCGCGCACGGCGTCGCGATCGGCGGGAACCTCCGTTTCCGGGCTGGCGATCGGGAAGCGCGGCGGAGTCCACCGCACCTCGCAGTCCGTGATGTCGGCGCCCGCGAACTCCAGCGCGTCCAAGCCCCACTGGCCGATCGGCTCGCAGAATTGCGGGATGAGCTGCTGGTACTGGATCGTCTCGACGGACTGTTTCAGGTCGAGCCGGCCCAGCCGGCCGGAGATGAAGGTCACCTTGGACAGGTCGCCTGTCATCACCTCGTAGGGCAGGCCGACACCGGCCGCGATGGCCTGGAGCGAGATGCGGGAATAAGGCTCGTAGCCGTCCACGCCCGGCGGATTGGCGAACTTGATGTCGGCATCCGCCGGCAAGTCCTCGATGATGCCCGGCTCGATCGCGCTCAGGAGCGGGTTGTCATCGAGCGGCAGGCCGTTGCTGTCCGTGTCCTCGCCATCCTGATCGGCCACACCGATCCGGAACACCGAATAGCAGCTGGCGATCTTCTGGCGGACGAGCTGCGCGTCCTCATAGTCGCCGAAGTCCTTGATGCGGACGATGCAGGGCGCGAACCAGGTAGCCCCGTGCAGCCCTTCCGGCCGATCGGGCCGGAAGACGTAGGCGACCTCGCTGACGGGGACGAGCTTGCTATCCAATCCGCCCGGCAGGATCGCGCCGGGATGGCCGGAATAGAGCCAGTAGCCGACCTTGCGCCCGATCGCGTCCAACTCGACGCCCAGGATGCGCGCGCCGCCGGTTAGGTTCGGACCGGACAGCTGCATGTTGATGTAGTCCGGCTCCATGACCTGGACCTGGAACGGGAGCGGCAGGCCGTCCGACTTGCGGCGCCAGCGCCGGCGGGCGAGGCAGCCGCCGGCCTCCACCATCGTCATCGCGGCCTGATATTGGAGCTGGTAGACGTTCGACTGGCCGAGCGGATCGCAGGCGGTGCTTTCCAGGTGCTTCTGCAACGCGGTGGTGAGCGCCTTGTCGACCTTGCCCGCCCGGTAAACCTGGAAGGTGATCCCCGGTCCCACCAGGAAGTCGGCCCACTTCTTCTTGGCGTTCGCCCCGAACGGATTGTTCCGCGTGATGTCGCGGGCGATCCCGCGTAGCGCCATCATCGTCGCCGCGTTCAGCTCGGCGTTCGCGTCCCGGCTGTTCCTCCGCCAGTTGGCCGTCCGACGGCTGTAGCTCGCCCCCTCATACTCGGCGCGCGCGGCGCGCACCGGCAACGGAGCCACGCGGCGCGCCATCTTCGGCACGGGCGGCGCCTTCGGCGGAGCGATCGTCGCGACGGCCTGCGCCGGTGGCGGCCGACGGAAGAACCGCCCGAAGCGGCTGGCCACTACAAGCCGCTCCGGTAGCTGCCGAACTTCTTCCGACGAGCGCCCCGCGCGGCCTGCGCCGCCATGTCCAGTTCGGCGATCATCACGTCGCGCGCGGCGAGCATGTGGTCGAGCGACTGATAACGAACGGCGCGCCCGTCCGCGTACTTCGCCTCCATGATGCCGGAGGCGATGTTCTTGTTGAGCGCGTCGAGGTCGGACTGCTGGAAGGCCATTCCTACCTCCGGGAAAGAAAGCTGCCCCGGCTTCGGCCGGTCAGCGGGTTGGTGCGGGCGGCGACACGGCGCTTCGGCGGGGCGGGCCCCGCCGCGTCAGACGGGGGATCGGCGGGCGGCGGCGCGGATGTCGCTTCGGTGGTCGACGGCGCCGGGCGGCGCGGGATGCGGCTGGTGTAGGTTCGCTCGCCGGTCAGCTGCTGCCACTTGCGATCGGTCCAGCGGTCGACACCGAGCGAGATGGCGACCGCACGCGCATAGACCGCATTGTCCAGTTCCTCGTTGCGCTCCTGGAGCTTGTCGAAGCGCTCTTTGCCGCCGCCTTTCCGCTTGTTGATCTGGACCATCTGCTCGGAGACAAGCTCCTTCACCATGTCCTCGGTCACGTCGTCGGGCAGGTAGACCCAGCCGGCCGGCTCCGGCTCGTCTTTCTCCGGGATCGGCAGGCCCAGCAGGCCGTACAGCTCCAGCTTCAGCATGGCCGTGCCGACGCTCCAGAGCTTCACGCCCCGGCGCACCTTGCGGCCGTCTATCGTGAGGTCCTGCCACGTCGGCGACGAGATCGCCTGGTTGACGCCCACCGCCGGCCGGCCCTTCACCGCCATGACGATGCCGGGATGGCGCCGCGCCCAAGCATAGACCGCCATCGCGCTCGCGCCGTCGCCGCTGTCGATGGCGCATTTGGTCAGCTTCAGTTCGCGACCCGCCTGGGTGGTCCAGGACTGCGCGATGGCGTCGTCCAGCTTGCTCCAGGCCGCCGGGTCGGAAGCGTTGCCGTCGATCCGCTCACTGTGGACCAGCACTCGTCGGCGGTGCGCGCCCCAGCCCCACACGCTGAACTTGAACCAGCCTTGCCCCGCGCTGCCGCGCTGCACGTCGATCGATCCGACCAGCAAGCCGACCCAGGGTGGAGGGGTGTCGAGCAGCATGGTCCGCTTCCGCCGCAGGTAGACGCGCTCCCATTCGGGAGCCTCGCCCTTCTCGGCCCACGCTTCGCCGAGCGTCTGGTTCACAAACGTCCGCAGGCTATTGGGATCGCCGCGCAGCTCCAGGAACTCGCGGGCGATCTCCAGCCATGCCGCGCCGGGGTGCTGGCTGTAGGCGGACCAGATGTGGAAGGAACGATGCCGGGGGAAGGCGGCCGGGTTATGGGCCCGCCACTCCCCGTTCTCGTCCATCCAGGCCTTGTGCTCCTCCTCAATCGGCTTGTCGCAGCCGGCGCACTGATACCAAGCCCGCGTCGGGTTCTTCTTCGGCTCCCATCGGATGCCGGGGCCGGTGCCGTCGCCGAACACCAGGATCTGCATCGTCCCGCAGTTCGGGCAGGGAACGTAGCGGTATTCCTGGCTGCCCTGGTCGAACAGCGCGTCGATGCGGCTCTGCCCCTTGACCTTGGGCGTCGAGCCGGCGGCGTTGAACCGTCGCGGCGAGGTCAGGTTGCGCTTGTAGGCGAGCCGGGCGGGGTCGCCCTCTTCCTTGCTGGCCCACGGGTAGCCGTCGCACTCCTCCAGGAACACGTCGTCGGCGGTGACGCGGCGGAACTCCTTCGGGCTGTTCGCGCCCTTGATCTGTATCCAGCCGCCCTTGTACCGCTTGGCCCTGATCTGGTTGTCGGCGTGGCGCGGTTTGAAGGTCGCGACCTCGCGAACGATGTCCCATTGCAGCACCGGGTCCAGGTCGTCGCGGCTGAACTTCTCGGCATCGTCAATCGTCGGCTGGTAGATCAGCGTCCGGGCCGGGTCGTAGCGGATGCGCCAGGCGACGAAGGATTGCAGGATGGTCGAATAGCCGATGCGGCTCGACTTTCGGCAGCTTAGCTGGTTCGTCTCCGGGTCGGTGAAGGCGTCCGCCATGTCGAGCTGGAACGGGAACGGCGTGATCTGCGCGCCCGTGTCGTCGCGGGCATGTTCGTTCATGAACTCCGACAGCTTCGGCTTCGGCCGTGGCGCCAGCATCGCCAGCCATTCGCGGACGGCGGCCAAGATTGCGGCGTCGCCAACGATCTTCAGCGCGGCGGCTTCACTCGTCGGGCGGCTGCTCGCCTTTGTCGCTGGCGTCGTCGGCATCGGCCACTCCGCCTCTCGCCTTCTCCACCCGCACGATGCTCAGGTCCTTCCGCGCGTCGGCGATGGCCTTGTCGATCCGGGCACGAAGCTTGTGGTCGCCCTTGGCCACCAGGGCGCCGACCTGATCGAGGCGGGCGCAGACGAGCGCGATGACGGAGATGACGGCCCCCGTCATGTCGGGCAGCGACGCCAGCTCGCGCCGGCGCTCGGCATTGTCCATCGCCTTGCTGTCCGCCTGCTCCTTTTTGAGTCGGGCGCTCTCGGCATCGAGGTCGAACCCGTCCTGCGCGCCCTCGATCCCGTATTTCTGGGCCGCATAGGCCTCGATGTTCTCCAGCATCGACGCGCCGTCGGCCGGCATGATGCCCTTGGCGCGCAGCTCGCCGATCCACCGGCTGGAGACGCCCAGCACGGCCCCGATCTGGGTGCGCGTGGGCTCTTCGAGGTCAATTTCCATGACTTCCCTCTCAGACCCCCTCTACTTCCCCCTAAATTGGAGTGAAAGTGGCCGAAAACCGCTCACAACAAGCGATTGAGGGAGGAAGAACTATGCGCGTTTGCTGTGGCTAGACAGATTTGGAGCCTTTGCCACCCGCATACGCTTCGAGGCCGGGAAGGACCCAAGGGTGGGGGTCCCGCTCAGCCCATATCGACGGTGTGCCGCAGATAGCGGTCAGCATCGGAGACGCTCACGACGCGACGCGTCTGCTTCTCTTGCTGAGGGCGGGACCAGCGCACCCTGTAGGCTAGGGCCAAGATCAGAATGACCACCGCTTGACGGATCGTTGTCTGCTGGTTCGCCATGCGTTTCTCCATCCTTCCCGGCACGCGATCACAGGCGACACGATGGTGAGAGGTGACAGCATCGCGGCCGGGAAGTTGAAACGAGAAAAGGCAAAGCTGCGCTGTTCACCCGAAGCGCCTAGCTTCACGGTGGTGGTGAGGGCGCTCGAAGTCGTCCCATTAGCTCACCATGGCCAGTCTTGCCGACCACTCCCGCAAGCCGCAGCCGACGAGAGCTATGCTGCCTTCCATAACGGATCAGGCTGGACGTAGCAAGCAAGGAACGTAACAGGAAAAGCGCCACCATAGTCCACCGTCACCTGTGCGCCGTTGCAAGCGACCACAAGGCCCGTCTTGCCGTCGAAGCCTGCGCGATCAACCTGGACGCCGGCACCTACATCGAAGTGCTTGCGCTCAGCCTTCCGCGCGCGTCGCTCTTCGTCGGCCTGTCGTTGCTCGACAGAACGCACCTTGTCGGCCGCGGCGCGCGCCTGCGCCTCCTCGGCAGCGATGATGCGCGCGAGCCGCTCGACATGCTGCGCCTGCTGCTCGGCCCGGAGGCGCATCAGCCCTGCGTCCCGCGGGCGGACCAGGGGCAGGCCTCGCTCACTCGACACGATGTTGAACGGCGGATGCAGGGCCACCGGCAGCTGCCGCACGAACTTGAGCTCGGCATAGTGCGCCTTCCGCGCGAACACGACGCCAGGCATGATGGCCGTCTCCACCTCATGCCTGATCGAACTGCGCTGGTGGATGCGGCGCGATGCGCTGCCGACAGGCGTCCATGCTTCCATGCCCGCGTCCATGAGCGAGCGGGCCAAGCGCAGCGTCGACGGGCCAGCGCAGGTGAGGATCAACCAATGGTCGTCCTTATCGCCGGACCGACGCTCACGGGCAGCAGCAAGGGCCAGCCGCGCCGACTTGCCGTTGAAGCGGCGGACGCCCTTCGCCTCATGCTCGGCACGCAGGGCGGACCGGGCCTCATAGATCCTCTGCCCCTTGATGCTCGCCACTCTTCTTACCCCTGTCCTGTGTGGTTGTTCATGCGGCCAGCTCACGCGGGAGCGCGCCATGCTCGCGGCCCCGCATCTGCTGGAGGTGCTGGTCCCACACCTCCAGTGCTTCCTCTTCGGTGATGCCGGGGATGGCCCGGTAATCGTCCAGGGTCGGCACCGATCGGTCCGCCGCGCGCGGCGCCATGCGCTCCGTGGGACCGGGCACCGCTGGCCGCAGGCTGTCGAGAAGCTGGCCAACCTCGCCCGCGCCGACCGCATCAACGGCTGGCGTATCGGCGGGCGCGGCCATGAGCTGGCGCAGTCGCCACGCGATGAACACGCGCGGCGGCGCCGGAAGCCGCGAGGCGATGGCGCGCAGCTCGGCGATCGACGGCATGAACGTCATGGTGCGGCGCGCTTCGCGGAAGGCGGCGCCCAGGATGTCGCTATCGATGTCGGCCAGGTCTTCCTGGTAGGCGGCCAGCCGCAGCTTCGCCTCCGCCGCGGTCGCGCCGCGCGCCGGCATGACAATGGAGGCCGCGCCGAACAGGGCGGCGACCCGCTCTGGCGACGAGCCGCGCGGAGCTTCATCGTAGACGGCGAGTGCCCGCGCCGCCTCGTCCCGCTCGTCGGGCGAGAGGGCGGGCAGTCGCGCGTCGTCAGCAGCCCAGAGGCTCTTGTCCCCCACCTTGGCGGCCAGCGAGGAAGTCAGCCGCAGCGGCCGCCAACTCGTTCCGGGGTCGCCCGGCGATGGGGTGATGGGGATCAGGTCGGTTGCCATGTCGGGGGCCTTTCGGGGGCCAGAAGGTGGTCCAGTGACTTTCGGTGGCGAGGTCCACCATCTCGCCCGGCGGCCACCCGTCCTCCGCCAGCTTCGCCAGCTTGCCGCAGCCGAGCTTGTAGGCGTGGTCGGTCAGCGTCTGCCGCTTGGCTTTCCGCATCGCGAGGTAGCCGACCCACTGGTCATCGTTGACGCCCGGCGGGGGCGGCATGGTGCGCGGCCAACGGCGCGGCCGGGCGGCGGCGGTGACGGTGAGCAGCCCGAGCCAACCCGC